GCACAATGCCTTTGATATTCAGCTTACTGAAGTATTTGAGAGAGAATTTTAATTTCTCTGCCAGGTCACCCTCGTAATACATATCAACATCCACATCGCTATAACAAGCTTTGGGTGTCTTAGCAAACACAGACTTAGTACCCACAAAAAACATATCATTTTGAGGGTTTGTACCGCAGATAATAGATGGAGCACCGTCCCATTTCGTCTGCATAAATCCCGTTGACTTAGCTTTCTTGCCGAACATTGCCAACAGTTCTTCTAAGAAAGAAACTGACGCCATACACCCATCGACGCCGTAGTTCAGCATCTCATCTTCCAGGTGCTCTAAGTGTTTGAGCTGTTTTACGTTTGCCATTAGTCGTCGTAACCTTCTTCTGATGTGCTGAACAACACTTCATCATTAAACTTGTACGCCGATTGCAATTTATCTGGCCAAGGTAGACTACTACCAGATGTATCACGGATATTAAATTTCAACTCCATAACAGGTGTCTTGACAGTGATGTCAATACGCTGACCAGTGCCAGTTTTACCACCGTAGTGGACGGTGACATTAGTAATGTTGGTAGATGCATCACACTTCGCCTGTGTCATCGGGAAGCTTTTGATCTTCCCACCTCTTTGCAAGTGCGTGTAATGATATCCATACCCGATAGATCCTCGGATCATACTCTGCAGCAATGACCTGTTGAATCTAGGGTTAGAAACATTACCACCACTCTCCACCTTGCCCGCTAAAGCTTCATTAAAAATTCTACAGACTCTTTGATTATCAAGACCAAAAGTTTCTATAACTTTCAGTCCAACATTATTTTTAATCTCACCAGCTGCCAGTTCATCCTTAGGAAAAATCTTTTTCATACCCAAGTTGGACATTGTTGTCGTGCCACCTTTCTTCAGTGACAAATAGATAACGCCGTCTGGTTTACCTTTACATTTAGTATGGAGTGTAAGGTCAGTAACAATGTGTCCAATATTGTAGTTTGTTGCAGTAGCTTCACCAACTTTCCACCCACCTGCCTCAAGTACAAGAGGTCTCTTTTTATTATCTGGACCTTCGTTGACCAACACGTAAGAACAATCCTCTAGATGATACGTGTCAATCAACTCTTTGATAAAATCTTTGTATTGATTTCTGGAGTAGTCGCCAGTTTCAATCCAATCATTCAAACCATTCTCTAACTGCCCCTCAAACAAATTACCTGTGTTTGCAGCACCACGGTTACCTCTGCTACCGTCGCCCCAGGTCGGTCTGAGAGTAGTTAACTTAAGCTTTCGTTTGATATCAGCGAGTGCTATCTCATCTTTCAGTGCTCTCGCAATCTTTACATCATTCTTCTTATCTTTGGCAAGCGCAAGCGGATCCTGCATCAACTCACCGTGTTGTGTCACCAAATAATTCCACAGTCGTGTTGCCTCAATGGCAGACTGCTCATTCATATGGGACACGGCAGCGCTGAGCTCCTTGTAGTCCTTGGGGATGACGTTGTATGCCATAAAAAAAGACCCTCCGATGTATTTATCGGAAGGTCTTTAGTATATCAGAGATGACCGTTCTCTTCAAGCCATTGTCGGGTCAACGGGGTCGGTTCGTAATCCGTCCACATCTTGCCACGAGAACAGGATTCAAGAGCTGCTTGCGTCATACCCTGTGTCTTGCCTGCCCAGGTTGCTTCTGCTTCCCAAGGTTGTGCGTGAGGAGGGTATGTACGCTTGACCATCTCTTGCCAGATCATAGGAACATCTTCCTCTGGTTTGATGATAGCAATCATATTATTTTTGATGCTACCTGCCATACAATCTTGTGCAGCGTGCCAACCTTCGTGGCGGACAACACTCATCAGGATATGTGGGCGATGGACGTAAGTCTTGTTGAGATAAAAATGATTGCTAACAGTATGATAAACACCGCGATGTCCTACAGGAAAGTACTTTTCGTCAGCAAGATGAACGTCAACTCCAATCTGCTCGAAGGAGAGCATAATCTTATCAAACTCATCAGCTACTGGATCCCAATCAGAATCAGGGAATGCTGCACGAAGATCACCAGAACTGTAGATACGATCAACATCCTTGGTGCACTCCTTAAGTAGCATACAACCCATAGCATCCATCGTGTAATACCCTTTGGTGGGTTCGGACATTGCTGGTGCTACAAGTCCGTGAATGGCACCTAGGAGTGCACCTAGGACGATAGCGTCTCTCATTTTTGTTCCTCGTAATAAGTATCAAGCTTTTGATCAATCTGAAGGATCACTTCACGAATTTTTTTGATACGCAGCGGACAAGTTTTGTCATCCTTAGTGAAACCTTTTTCTTCTTGGATCAGTGCCTGCAGAACAGACACTGCCGTTTCAGGGGTGAGATCAAGTTCAATCATCAGATGTCACCATCTTTACGATTCTCGGAACGATAGATGTCAAATGCACCTTCAGGATAACGAGAGAGAAGTTTGACCATATTCTGCGCCAGAATGTGATCAAGTGACACGTTCAGAGCAAGACAAGCTTGAGTGATATACCACATCACATCACCAAGTTCCTTCACCATATGCAGCTTAGAATCATTGGTAAGTTCTTTACCTTGGAAAGCAATCTTCTTCACGATCTCAGTGAACTCACCACCTTCAGCGGTAATACCAACAGCTGCAGTCAGCAAACGACTGATAGGCACTTCTTGTTCTTGCAGTGCTTGAATACGTCGAACGAATTCATCATCAGACTTAGAGGGGAAGCTAGTAACTTCATTAACAAAAGCAGCATACTTATCAAAGTCAACCTGCTTGTTTTCAAGTTCAGTGGTCATACTACAAAATCAGCGAATTTAGATTGGGATTCTTTAGAAAAGTCAGGTTGGAAATTAACCTGTTGTGCAGTGGCAACGGATTCAGCGTCCGAGGACTGCTCTACATCATACAGCTTCATCTTCGCTCTGTCAATACCGATGGTAAATCGTTTGAAGATGGTTGGGTCATTGTATCTGTTCTTGAGCTGCTTGACCATAATTTGATTCTGCGCTTCAAGCTCCTCAGTACTAATAAGAGCAAACATAAGATCTGCAGTAGCGGGTAGACCAAAACTTTCACTAGTGTCGGTAAGGTCAACGTCAGTACTCCCAAAACCAGAACGAGTAGTTTGAGTAGCAGAGACAATTGGTACATCAAACTCAACAGCGAGACCACGAAGTTCCTCCGCAATCGCCTTAACGTACGTGTAGGAGTTGACAATAGCCCCCTTATACCGATTCGATGCACAGATGTTTAGATAGTCAATGAAAATGATGTCAGGTTTGAAGTTCTTCTTCAATGCCAATTCACTAAGCAGTGAACGGAAGTGTCCTACGTGAGCAGAAGCTGTAGGATACTCTTTGATGATGAACTTACCCTCAGTTTTACGTGCCAGATCGGCAACCTTTGTTTCAAAGATCATCCTAGGAATCTCAGGGATATCTTTGATATTGATGTTGAGGAGGTTGGCGTCAATACGTTCTGCAATCTTCTCCTCAGACATCTCTAGGGTGATGTACAGAACGTTCTTGCCTTGCGACAGACACGAAGCTGCCTGGTGGCACATAAACAGACTCTTACCGACGCCTGTGCCCGCTAGAGCAACGTTAAGAGACTTATTGACTAGTCCACCCTTGGTGATCTTATTGAAGTACTCCAAGTCAAATGGCATCCTAGCTTCATCTTTGGTGTAGAAGTCAAATCGTTCAGAGTAATCCTCAAGATAATCGTGACCAATGTGGTCATCAAATGAGACAGAGAGTGCTTCCTTCAGGATATCAGGGATAGCATCTCTGGACTTCTTCTCGTCCTTGCCTTCAGCAAGCTTAATAGATTCCATCAGTGCCAGGTAAATGGCACGATCTTTACACCACTTTTCAGTGGCATCTAACAACCAGTCTTTTGTCGGATCTTCTTCTACATCCGCGAAAGACTTACAGATACTTCGGACTTCACCAAACGTCTGATCAGAAATGTCATCCCGTCGTTCGATTTCAATAAGAACAACCTCCTCGGTCGGGAGACGGTCATACTTATCAGCGAATTTTCTGATCTCTTCGTAAATGATCTTTTCATTAAGTTCTTCATAGTATTCGGATTTTAAAAAAGGCAGGACCTTACGAAAGTAATCTTCATCTCTGAAGAGATTTCGTAAGATCGTCTGCTCAATGCGTTCATTCACCGTACTTAAACTCCTTCGCTGCTGCTTCGTCCAGAGCTTGCATCACCTCGTCGGTGAAATATTTTTCAGGATCTGCAAGAATCTGTTTAGGATAAACAGACTTATCACCAACCTTATAACGGTTGCCGACCCGCTCAAAGACTCCGTACTGTTCACCCAGCTCCAGTAGTCCAAAGTAACGGTCAAGACCTCGTTCGTCATAGAAGAGTCGTGTTTTTACTTTGCTGTTTTCTTTGGTAAACCGAGATTTACGATTCGTGGCAGTAATGATATTGCCAATAACTTCGGTACCGTCTTTCTCCTTCGCCTTCGATAGGAAAATAATGTTAGAAGCAGCGTACTTGAGACCTGTTCCACCGCCCATCTCCTTAGTAGGAACATAAGCACCCACAACCTCATAGGTGTGGTTGGTAACCAGCAGTGGTATATTCGCTCGACCGAGATTAAGAGTCAGCACCCTGAAGATCGACTTAATGACCTGCGCACGGGTCATATCACGGGTGTCTTTTCCTGCTGCGGAGTCTTCCATCTCCTTAGAGGTGGATAGGTTACCCAAACTATCTAGGACCATAAACAACGGAGGTCTGTCAGCTTCCTTGATTTTCTCGTATTCGCTGACAATCTTCATAGCTTGTGTGCGGAATTCCTGAACTGTTACGACAGGAACCAAACCAACACGGCTGATGTCGATACCTCGCTCCGCCATCATATCCTTGGAGATAGCAGATTCAGACTCAAAGTAAATGACATTACCTTCAGGATTAGACTCAAGGAAATGACGAACAATAGAAAGAGCAAAGAAAGTCTTGCCCGTGCTTGATTCTCCTGCCAAGGCAGTAACCTTATTGGAAGGAATACCTCCGTAAATCGAACCAGACACCAAGGCATTAAAAATATAAGACCCAGTGTCAACCCAACCTGCAAGGTCACCAGCAGTAACTCCGTCAGAAACCACGCTGGCATATTCATTACCAATCTCCTTGATAACGCTATTCAAAAATGACATTAAAAGAACTCCAAAAGACTACCAGTGCGTTCTGGTTTCCAACCAATGCATTCTAGCACGGTTTTCAACGGTTCGTAGAACGCTTTCTCGAACTGCTTATCGTAATCAATATACTGTTCGAGTCCAAACTCCTCAGGCAACTCTTGGAAGAAGCTGATAACGTTCTCCTGAATGGGGTTTGGTTCTTTCAGATAGATGAATTTAATCTTTTCACCTTCCTGAATACGTGCGTGTTTGTTTTCGATACCGTACTTCTTGATATAGTGATTGTAAAGCAAAGATCCACGCACGTGAATAGGGCAAGGACGATGATAAATCTCACCCTTCATAGGATTGCTATACTTAATTACACCATTGCACCCACGAGGGAAAGCAATCTCGGCAATGTCAGCTTTCCTTGTCTCTTTCTTGCACTTAGCAATGAAGTCAATGACAGTATCATTGTCCGATGACATAATCAATCGGTAAGCTTTCTTCAGACGATCTCTGAAGAACTGAGGGACAGAGCTGCGAGCAGTCTCCAGACCCATAATTTTCATCTTGGGTTCTTTGTACTGAACCCCTTCGCTGTTATGAACGTTGAGAATGTATCGCTTCTTCGCGGTCCAGATGCCACGGTCAGCGATGTTCTCACGCTTCATAATCATTTTTTGTTCATATGCCGAAACATAATCCGCAAGTTCCTGATAACTGGATTCGATGAATGGTTCCAGTTTCTCCTGGCAGATCTTGTCAAGTATGCGAACAATTGCTGCTTTATCGCCAGACTTATTAGCAAAGAATTTACTAACAAGAGGTCCCATATTAAGATAGATTGAGTCAGTGTCAGATGCGATGACATAATCTTCACCCTCTGTATTGAGAGTCTTATTTAGGTACTGGTTGATTTTGTTTTCAATCCACCTAATCGAGACTTGACCGCTGAGAGTAATCGCCTCAGCATTCGCCAGCTTGTAGTATCGGAAGTATTCGTTACCGATGGCACCATAGGCGGAGTTGAGTTGGATCTTCCTTGCCATCTGGAAGTTGTTGTATCGAGAAATTCTCTTTTGAACATCCAAGGTTTGAGAAGCTTCGTATTCTTGTTTTGCATCCAACATCTTACGCTTGTAAATCTTTCGTTCATCATAGATTTTCTCCATAAGTTCGGGCAAGAATCCACGCACGTCCTTACGATACTGAGCACCGTTAGCACATACGCAATATTCACCATCGATGTCAACCTTTTTATTAAGGAGTCCATCAACAGTAGCTTTAGGATGACGTGTATCCATAAGCGTCTCTGGCGAGATGTTGTACTGCATAATCAAGTGCGGGTACAGAGAGTTAAGGTCAAAGTTCACAACCCAGTCATAGATTCCTGGGACAGGTTCCTTAACGTATGCACCTGCATACTTGTCAGATTTTTCCTGACGATTCTTAGGAGGAATAGCAATGTTCCTCCCACGCAGATAGTTGTAAATGATAGCATCCCACATCCGCACCTGGGAGAACACGTCCTCCAGGTTTACCTTAGCATCATATGCCAGGGTGAATGCAAGATCCATCAGCTTCATCTTGTCTTCTAGTTGATCGACAAGACGAACGTCGTGGATGTTATACTCCACGAACTTTTTCCAATCGTTCGTATAGAACTCTTTGAATGTGTCGAACTCACTGTGGTCAAGTTTCTTTGAACCAAGTTCGACGAAAGCAATGTGATCAAGGCGATAGGACTCCTGGTTTGTATAAGTAAATTTCTTATACAGATCCAGGTAGTCCAACACCGTGATCCCCGAAACACCAAAAGAGATGTTCTTACGACCTTGGATATAAATTTCACGGGAACGAAGAAGCTTCCAAGGTGAAAAGAGTTTCGTAGTCTTGTCTCCAAGAATACGAGACAGACGGTTACAGATATAAGGAACGTCGAACAGTTGAACGTTCCAACCTGTAATCACATCTGGATAATTCTCGGTCCACCAAGCGAGATACCTCTGAAGTAGTTCCTGCTCGTCAGCGCAATGTGTGTACGATACATCAGCCTGTGGGGTCTGGAAGGGGCGTGAACCCCAAACGTGATAGATCCCAGTGTAACTGTCCTTGACTGTGATCAGTAAGATCTCCTGGTCAGCTGATTCAATGTCGGGGAAACCATTCTCAGCTGCGGTTTCAATATCGATCGTAAACACACGGATCTTACTAGGATCATACTTGACTTCACCAGGGAAGTTGTCGCTGATCCATTGATAAAGGTATGCCTGATTGCCATACACAGTAAAGTTTTCGACATCTTCATAACGTTTGCAGAATTCTCTGCAGTCACGGATGCCACCAGGACGTATAGATTTGACAGGTTCACCCTCAAGTGTGGTGTACCCTGTCTCCTCTTTACTTTTCACATAAAGAGTGGGATAGAATTCATCACGGAGGCGAACCTCCTTCATTCCATCCCACCCACGTACAAGAATGCGATCACCAACTTGATCAACGTTCTTGTAGAATTTCATTGTAAGCTTTAACTAGATACTGGTTTGGTTCGACAATAGTGAGAATCGAATCGCTATGAATCATCATCTCATCTTGTATGGTAACACCCTTGAGGAACCGTGTCAAGGTCCCATTCTCGTCTAGTTCATAAGGTTTGACGAGGAGAACGTCGGGTTCACCAGGGATCTCAGTCCCCGTCTCCTCCAGTTGCGTCAGGAGCACTTTGTTGTTCTTCAGCAGCAGAATCTGGAGTGAGCTGCTCATCGAATTCTCCGAATCGCTCGACATAATGATCAATCAGGGGTTGCAAAGGTGTAGTAATAGTGATGAAGCTGTGTTCCTTAACAAGGAATCGCTTCTCGGAAGACAAAGGTGCCCAGCTTTCAAAGGTAACATTGGGACCTTTCTCAGGGTCTTCCATATTCTTCATAATACGCACGATCTGAGGGTCACGCAGGATAAAACCAACGTCGTCACTGGTCTCAGAACGAGTCTCATACACATCAGCGATGACTTCCTCACCGCTTTTCATCAGAATCAGTTGGATAGACATAGTAGTTGTAATCGAATTTCCATTATAAAGGACCCCTTGACCGAAGTCAAGGAGCCCAGGGTGGCACGCAGGGAGTCAAAGATATTTAGAGGAAGTCCTGACGTTGGAAGTGCTCGGGGACCACTTTCTGGAGTGTAACACTCAGCAGACCATCTTCAAATTCCACACCATCCACTCTCCAATCTTCTGTTAGGGTCCAGGATCGGGTGAAGCTACGTTGGGCAATGCCCTTATGGGAATAGTTCACATCAGTTTCTTTGTCTTCTTTCTGTCCCTCTACAAACAGTTTACCGTGTTCGGTATAGACAAAGACTTCCTCTTTTTTGAAACCTGCAAGTGCAATTTCAATCAAAGTCTTCACATTTGATTCGTGAATAACATTATAAGGAGGATAATTCTTAGTAGTCTCGTGAAGTGCACCGACACGATCGAACCAATCTTCAGCACCGATAGAGTACTTGACGATCTTATCCATCAGGTCAGGCAAATCTGACGCAGTGTATCTGTACGTTCCCATTATGGTAGCTCCAATTAAGCGAGTTTGTGTTTTGTGGACCCCGAAGGCATCCTTTGGCGTTGAAGGGGTTCTGTCGAACCAAAACCTCCAACAATAA